TGCGGGCACAATCCTAATTCATGAACAACTTCGTTGTGACGTTCTTCATAAAGTATACGCGCCTCGTCTTCGTATTTTTCACCGTGTCTCGTTGCTTCGTTACCTGTAAAAACTGGACCTTTACCACACTTACGCAAAAGGAGTTGGTGCGGTGTTTCATATTTATTAACACCTATAGCCGACGCAGCATCGCTTGCTGTAAGCATTCCCATTCTAAGATCTAACCATTCTTGTGATTTTTGTGGCGCGTACTCAAATTCTAACCATTTTTTAACATTCGGATGCATACTCAATTAATTACTATTATAATTTTTAAGCCTTTTCCTCTTCACGTGCGATACGTAATCTTTCACGTAAAACACGTACAGTACCCGCACACGCAATGTTCCTACGTGTACATTCATCAATAAGATCCTGTTTTTTCATGTGCGATAACTTCATAACTTTACGTTCAAATTTCGATTTTATAGTGTGTCCACTTCGAGATGACGATTCATTTTCAACAATTATAGTCTCCTCGGATGAAGAAGACTCTGCTTCAGAATCGTCATCTTTTATTTTATCACGCGTAGGTGAAGTCTGTGGTGTATCGTCGAAACGATCTATAAGAAAAAGTAATTTTATACCAACAATTATACCTACTAAACCACCTGCGATACACAAATATGATTTTAACATTTTATAAGTAATATTAGCTCTTATTTTTTAAGTATAGTTAATTAAAGTTGAGAAGAAGGTGGCGGGGGAGTTGGAGGAGGTGGTGGTAAACTTACCTGTTGTTGTGGTCTAACTGGCGCAGGACCCGGAGGAGGTGGCGGTGGATAAAAAAAACGTTTAGCCGCTTGTTGTTCGGCTTGTTTTTTATTTTTAGCATTACCTCTCCCGAAAAATATATTGTTTACATATACGTCGATATAAAAAATACCATTTTCGTGTAATATAACTCTATATTCAGGTAAGGATAAGTTGTTCGTTTGACAATATCTCATTAAATGATCCTTGAAATTATCATCTATCATTATACAACTCATGTTTACATATTCGGGGTTCGTGTATATGTTCAAAATGAACTGTTTCGCATGAAGTAAACCAAGATCCATATATATAGCACCAACAAGTGATTCAAAAACGTCTTCGAGTATTTTAGGGTTTTTATTCCATTCGTTACGCATTCCTTTCTCATCCATCTGGACCCAATTATACAATCCAAGTTTTGTTGCGATATTTGCTAAGGTTTCACCTCGTACTAATTTCGTACGAGCTTTTGTCAAAAACCCTTCTTGTTTATTTTCATATCTATCGAATAAATATTTAGTTATAACGAAACCCAATACAGAATCACCTATAAACTCTAACGTTTCGAACGATCCGTCTAGCTTTTCATTCTCCTTTAACGCGGATTTGTGTGTAAATGCTTTTTGGTACAAATCTATCTTGGATATTTTTGTACCAACAAGGTTTTCAACAGTTAACCTGTCTATAATCATGTTTTATTAGTATATGTTTATATTTTTTTAAGTTAGTTTTTAATGACTTAAGTTATTGTTTATCAGTTTCTACGCGAGTATAATGTGGACTCAAATATTTTTGTAAATTCAAAAAGGTAATTTGGACATCATCCGGTGGTTGAAGAAGATCCTTCAATTTATCGTCAAGCATGAGAAGACGACCGTTATCCGGATGTTTCAAACTATTTTCAGTCACGTACTTGTTAATAGAACGAGTTACGGTACTTCGTGAAACAAGTTCACCTTCTGGAAGATCCAAAAATCTACGAAGTTTTTCGGAAATAGCTTGTTTACGGTTGAAACCATTATTCTTAGCGCGAGACGCGGCCTTTTCACCCGTCGGGTCATCTTGTTTTGTTTTAATCTTTCTAACAATTTTAGAGAGAGACTTGATATCAGAGCGGAGCGCGGCAATTTCTTCGAGAACGGTTTCGATGGACATTTTATATCTTATATATCACGTCTATCTTTAAGTACGTTTCCTATATACAAGTATAGTACTATAAATCACCAATATCACGGCAAATATTAACGAAGTTCTAAAGAAACCTTTCATATCTACATCAACTGGGTAATTAAATTTTCCATACGAAAACGGTTGTCTAGGTTCTACACCAATACACTGTCCAGGGCACCCACCGTCACAACACCCCGATTTACATGGTATTACGTACCCATTTTTACGAATACCACACTTTTGTTGAGTGAGTGGGTTAGACGTTTCAACATCAGCATAACATCTACACTCACCGAAAATTTCATCACATTTATTATTTTCGTGCTGACAATCCATATTATTATATACATAATATAATAATGGTAACTAAGAAACCGGTTACTAAGAAGAAACCTTTGAAAGTTGGTGATAAATTACCATTAAAAAAGGTTAATAAGTTACCTAAAAAATACTATTATATGTTTAACTCTTATTCACCCTCTGAATTGGAGAATTGGATAAAAAAGAAAGTATGTTTTGGTGATAAAACACTTTATAAATACATTTCTGAAGACTCGAGAGAAAATATAAAAAAGTTTAGAACTCGTGTACAAAGACTTTACCCAAACGAAACATTCGAAGAAGCTGCTAAAGTACTCGTCACTGAAGCTATACGACCATTATTACACGGTATTATAGATGACCTTTCGAAATTTCTTAAACCAATGGGTGATTTAATGATTAGTGGTGGTGAAGCTGTAAACTTTTATCTAAATCAAAATGATAAAGTAATAACATCCGATATCGATACTAAATTTGTACCTAAAATGAAACCAGATGATAAGTATTTCGGAAAATTACAAGCTGTTAAACTTTTATTATGGGATAAACTCGGGGAAATAGCACAACGCGATAATTATAAAATAATAGAAACAGTTCTTCGTCAGATTAATTTTACATTCACCGATGAAGGAAAGTATAAAATTTTAAATCACGAAAAGGATTCTGCATTTAGACAAAATTGGACATACATAATTGCAAAGTATATTGGTTTAACAAGCGCTACTGGTAAAGGAGCTCATTACCACGTTACACGAAGGTACACATTACTACCAAAACGTAAAAACATAAAAGGGGTTGCTAATACACTCATAGACGTTGAATTGTTTGCGTTAGATATGAAGTTTCGTGCATTTGACATAAAAAAGGGTAAACTCGAAGACATGAATTTCGGTGGTATTCTCGATATCGCACTCATGCGTCCAAAACAAATCGGGTATAACGTCGCACAAATAAACCTTACTAAAAAAAGTATAGGATTTAATTACCCAAATAGTAATCAAAATACCACCTACGTAAAAATATACAAACATTTACGAATACCTACGATACGATATCTCATAGAAGATATATACTTAATGCAAAAATTAGGTCTCAGACCAGACCCAGCTAAAAAAGAAAAGAATCGCAAACGTATGGTTTTACTCGCAAGAAAATTAACGAAAAAGAAAATTTTAACTACGGATTCTATGGATACAATTGCAAAGAAGGTCGGTATTAAAATTGGTAAACCTGCGCATACATTCCGAACGTATACGAAGGTCGGACCACAAATAATTAAAAAGGCGACACAAGTCAAACCAAAACGATACCAAAAATCAACAACGATACCATCCAAATCAAAACTTAGTAAAGACCTATTTTACGGTTTAAAAGCAAACAATAATAACATGAAAACACCACCAAACTATTTACGAACCCAATCTAATCAGGTCTTTAATTTAGAAAAAATGAAATGGAGACCAAATCCAAACCAAAGCTATGTACGTAACGAAATGAATTTCAGACCAGACAAACCCAAACCTTTACCATCAAAAATAAATAATGTAAGAATGGAAGAAACGTTATATGGATTTAAACCTACAAGAGACCAATGGGTACCCAAACCATTACTTGAAAAATCGGCTATGATCCCCTTTATTGGTTTAAAGAAATGAAACCAAATGTAATATATAAATGATTTACAATACCCCAACCCGAGGTGATGATGGCATGTACCATGTTAAGGCAATTACAGACGAAAAGAAAAGATGTTTCGTTCAACTTTCAAACGTTAAAGTATCCGAAGTCGATAACGACGCAGGTGAAGTATCTTTTGAAGTAACAGACGAAGATAACCAGGCGAAGCTAAATATCATTCATGTTTCTAACCTTCAGTCCGCTGTTGAAAACGCAAAGGAATGGTTTGGTAAAGAACTCTCTGATAAAACCATTAATAACGCTTACGCCAGGGAAGGTGATATCTCAGCAGATAAAATCGACGCAACGCGAATTTTCGACTCGGAAAAACAGGTTGTTGATTTTGAAAAATTGGAAGTAGGAATGACGTGTTCTATTTTTGTAGAATTCTCAGGACTCTGGTTTGCTAAAAAAGCGTTCGGCCCGTCATGGAATCTCGTTCAGGTTAAAATTCAAGATGAAGAAAAACCAACAGAAGAATCCGAACCTGAAATCGAAGCATACCCAGACCAATACATGTTTGAAGACGAAGTCTCCAAATAAAAAAAATTTATTTAGTATATATAAAGATGAAGTTTAATAAGATTTCGCCAAAGACAATTGTACTCGCCCTCGCCATAGGTGCTGTGATTTTCATGATTCTCACTCAACCAAAATCGACGTATACCACAGAACAAGGTTTCCCAATCGGAGCCACTGCAGAAAAAAAGAGTGCCGAAGGTGCCCCAACAAAGTGTGAAATGAAGGCCGGTACCGGTTTGGCGTCTTCCCTCCTCCCAAAGGAAGTTGCGTCGCAAGAAGATTTCGGTGAGTTTGCACCAGAAGATGTTCTCGCGGGACAAAACTTTCTCGAACCACGTGCCCAAATCGGTTTCCCAGAAACTGTCGGTGGTGCTCTTAGAAATGCGAACCAACAAGTTCGTGCCGATCCACCAAACTCTAAAGAACCATTCGTATGGAATAACTCTACTATAGCCCCAGATACTATGCGTCGTCCATTGTGCTAATTACATTTAAAGAATATACGCGTATAGATTATATTACAATACAATAATGTCTGAAAATCCATCAGAAGAACTTTCAAACAGCGTCTCTAAATTGGTTGAACTAAACAAGCAAATTACAGAAGCCAGAGATGATATTAAAATTTTAGTACAGGCCGAAAAATCATTAAAAATGCAGGTTAAAAAACTCATGACAGATAACGGTTTGGATGTTATTAACCTAAAAAAGGGTAAAATTTCGGTTAAGAAAAGTTCCAGGAAACAGGGATTAAACAAAACCTCAGTCAAGGAAGGTCTTACAACATATTTTAACGGAAACGAAAACCAGGCGGAAAGTTGCTTAAAGGTTATACTGGAAAACTTACCAACAAAGGAATCAACCGCACTTTCTCTCACGGGTCTAAAGGATAAAAAACAAGAATAAATAAACAATAATGGTTTGGAATCAATACGTATACGAAGCTATGAATGGCAATGAGGCCTATAATAGCGATAACGAGGAGTTCATTGAACAAAATGAACCTTTACATATAAACGACTGGGAATTAGAACACCAGGACCACCTTCGTTATATGTGGGGGATACTGAAACAGTACCTAGACGATGCGGCAATGTCTCATCTTATTTTAAAATTTGCAAATTACGACGAATTTGTCGAATTTTGTTTTTATAATTCCGAATACGGATCTTAGATTATTATGTAATTAATATGTATATACAAACATGATACCCGATATTACGTCACAAAAAGTAACACTCCCAGCTTCTCTTTTTTTAGCACTCAGTCCAGGTATTCTTCTCAGAACAAACGGTTCAAAAATAGCGTTCAGAGATGGTCTTACCGGTCAAACTGCAGTTCTCTTTCACGCACTTGTATTCTTCCTTGCGTTCTCTCTCATTTCCAAAGCAATGGGTCTCGTTCTCACGAAAACAGATCTTATTGTTACAACAACGCTCTTTATTCTACTCAGTCCAGGCATTCTCTTGAGTATTCCACCAGGGTCCAAGGGTCTCTTCATGTCCGGTCAAACAAGTTTGTCTTCAGCCGTGGTACACACTCTCGTGTTCGCACTCGTGTTCGCTCTTTTGAGAAAGCAATTTCCTCAATACTATTAAGTACATGTGAAGATATGGAATATCTGGTTATTGGACCAGGTGCAATGGGTGGATTTTCAATGTTAGGGTACCTCAAAACAATAGAAGATTCACTCAGTAACGTTAAAGAATATTCAGGTGCATCAGCGGGTGCCATAATTACTGTCTTCTTAGCGTTAGGGTTTAGTATAGATGATATATTATACAAATTAGCCGAGTTAGAAGGAAATAAATTAGTTAAACTTAATCTAAAATGTTTTATGAATAAATATGGTTTAGTTGATTTAAAACCTATACGCGAAAAATTCGTAGACCTTTTTGAATCAGACCCAACGTTTTCACAACTAGAAAAGAAATTATACATTTCAGCTTTTTGTGTAAACACGTCAAAAACGGTATATTTCTCGAGAGACACTCACCCGGATATGAAGGTTATAGACGCACTTTGTATGAGTATAGCTATACCTTTCATATTCTCTTCGTATAGATACGAAGGTATGGTATATGTAGATGGAGGTACATTAGAAACTTTACCTTCGGCTCCATTTATGGAAAAAAGAGGGGAAAAGGTATTATGTATACGAATGAAAATGGAATCACAATTCATAGAGGATATAAAAAGTCCTAAACAATTCACAGAAGCTTTAATATCTTCAACTCTAAATAACAGGCAACAAAATGTTTTGAAAAATTCAAAAGTTATTGATATAGACATAGGACAGGCTGATTTATTCAACTTCAACATGTCATACGAAGAAAAAATGAGTCTTTATTTGAAAGGTATGGAAAATTAATATTGTTATAAACTTTTTTTGTTGGTTTATAACAATATGGACGCGTGCGATCCAGGAATAGATTATAAAAATCTCAAATCTTTGATCAAACAGAATACAGGTCATGATTTAAAACTATCGAGAAAACAAATATGTGAAGTGTATTCAACTACACAGGACGGTAAATTACCTTTACCGCCTCTTATTTTAAGCTCGGATAGAACATTTTTGTTAGATAGAAAATCACCATTGACTCGCATGGATTTCGATAAACTATTCAATTCTACTACAAAAGTTTCATCTATACGTCGAATTGCTAAAAAGGTAGGTGTAGCTCGTCACGCAGACACTAAATTGACAAAAACGCAGTTAATTGGTATAATAGGAAGGCGTTTACATTCAATGAATATATTAGAACCAGTTAAACTTAAATCCTTACAGGCTAAAAAGGTTACAAGAATTAACTCTAACAACGTACCATTTGGTAATAACGTTAACAGAATAAATACCGGTAACAGAAATCTTAAACAAGGTAATAATAATCAAAAAACCGGTATAGAAAGACCTACACTTTCGGGTAATAATAATCAAAAAACCGGTATAAAAAGACCTACACTTTCGGGTAATAATAATAAAAAAACCGGTATAGAAAGGCCTACACGTTCAGGTACAGAAAATAATAACAATAAAAATGAATCGAATATTTATAACGATTCAAAACTCGTTAATAAAGGTAAAATATCTTTATACGAAAAGTATCACCGTAAAAATAGTGGTAATGCTACGTTATCTAATAGCGAGTTAGCTGCTTATAAGGCTGATAGACGTAAGTTTTACCTAAACACACCGGAAAATGCGTACACGAAGTTACGCGCACAAGGTAAGGTTGAAACAGGGTTCACGGAATTTAAAAAGTTATTCCAGAAAGGTAAGGATAAATATACAGGAAATGTAAACACGGGTAAAGCAAACGAATTAGAAAATAATAATAATAATAATGGTATATCGAGACCAAAACGAAAAGGTAAACTCCATTTAAAAAAACCTCCTCCCGAACCTGTTGGACCTAACAGTTTACCTCCTACCAAAGAAAATAGACAAAAACTAGTTAACAATAAAAAAGATCCCATATCGTTATGGTTAAACGAAAATGCCCAAAAAAATGGGTTCGGTAACCTTTATAATCACCCCGAATCTAAGAATATGATTAACGAGGCGCGTGAAAAATACGTAAAATCCGGTAATAGTAAAACTGGTGACATTTCGCGTATATTATCGACGTTAAGAGGTAAAAATCCTAGACCAATTATTCGAGGTCAAAACGCAAAACTTAATGCGAATCTACAAAAACTCAGAAATTTCCTCCAAAACAAAAATATAAATAATGGCCGAAAAGCCTTATACGAAGGTAAAGTGAGAAACGGGTCGAACGTCGATGCGGTTATAAATATGATTAAACAACAATTGGAAAAGAGTAATAGTAGTAATACTATTCCAAATAAACCAGTAAATGTACCAAACGTACCAAATAAACCAGTAAATGTACCAAACGTACCAAAATCCAAACTCGATACTAACAGAAACACATTAACGAACTATCTTAAAAACAAAAACGTGAGTAATAACGCCAAAACTACTTATTTGAAAATGTTGAATAACGGTACAAATGTTAATAAAGTTAAAAAACAGATAGAAACTGATATAACACAACAAAGAAAATCTACTGAAAATGTAATCGCGTTCAATAAATATCTGGAAAACAAAAATGTTAATAAAAACGCGTACCGTGACCGTTTGAAAAAGGGTGAACCAATAGAAAAACTTAAATCTGAAATAGGAAATCTAGTAACCCAAAAAAGACAGAAAGAAGCTAATAAAAACGCACTCACACAATTTCTTAACAATAAAAATGTACCCAATAAAAATACGTATTTTGCGAATTTAAATAGGGGTAAACCCATAGTAGAAATTAAGAAAGCCATAATGAATAAACAAACTGAAATAAAAAATAAAGAGGAAATGAATAAAAGAGTTCAGGAAATAAGTGTACTCTTAAACAGTAACAATAGTCTCAAAAACAACGCTAACGTAAAAGCTATTCTTAACAATTACGCCACCGGTAGAAAACAAAAAATTAAGGGTTGGTTATTCAACACGAACGGTAACGTCATGTACAAAAATATAAATTCGGTTAAAGGTGCCATAAATACAATGAAAAAAGAATTAGCATTGAAAAATGAAATTAACGCGAAAAAGACTAACATTAACATGTACGTTAACTCTAAAGGTTTGAAAAACCCTAAGAAGATTAAAAAAGGAGCACTTGCTCAAATCAATAAAGGTGCGAATGTAAATACCGTTAAATCGAGTATTAACTTGATAGCTAATCAGGAAAAAGCTGCTAACGAGGCAGCTGAAGCGAAAAGAATAAAAAAAGAAGAAGAAGCTGAAGCGAAAAGAATAAAAAAAGAAGAAGAAGCTGAAGCGAAAAGAATAAAGAACGAAGAAGCGGCCGAAGCGAAAAGAATAAAGAACGAAGAAGCGGCCGAAGCGAAAAGAATAAGGAATGAAGAAGCGGCCGCCGAAGCGCAGAGAAAAAAGAACGAAGAAGAAAGGAAAAAACAAGAGGCTCGAAATGCAAAAGCAAAGAATCTAAACACTTTGACTAAGATACTCGATAGTCAAAACAGTAATAACAGAATTAAAATGAATAATTCCATGAAAACGCAATATCTTTCCAGTTTTAATAAAGGTCAGCCTCTCAGTGTTCTAAGAAATAAAGCATCGAAATATTTTAAAAATAAACAAGAAGCCGCAAAAAAGAAAAATGAAACCAACCAAAAACGAAAACTTCAAAGAAATACTCTAAAACAAATACTTAACAGTAAAAACGGTAACGTAAACATTAAATTAAATAACGCGACAAAAGATAAACACCTTACGGCATTCAACAGTGGTGGTAACTTTAACCGCGTAAAAGCTAATGCGATCAAGAGTATCCAAAATAAACAAACTGCTAAGAAACAAAGACTCGCCGAGGAAGCAAAATTAAAAGCACAAAAGGAAAATAAACAACGTAAACTCCAAATCTTAACTCAAATACTTAACAGTAAAAACGGTAACGCGAATGTCAAGTTAAATAACGCGAGAAAGGCTAATTACCTTCAACAGTTTAACAAAAATCCAAACACGTTCAATATCATAAAAGGAAAAATTACTAAGGAAATAAGAAATAAAGTCGACGCAAAAACAAAGAAAGCGGCCGAAGCAGAGAAAAAGAAAGCGGAACGCCAACAATTAGAACAGTTACTCAAAACATCGAATTCTATTAACACGACGTATTATATCGGATTATTCAATCAGGGTCAAAGTTATAACGCCGTTAAAAAGCAAATCGATAATAAGTTAGCTAATATCAAACGTAGAAAAAACACCGCAAATGAACTGAAAAAACAACAAGAAAACGCAAAGAAGGCAGCTGAAGAAGCTAAACGAAAGGAAGAAGAAGCTAGACGTAAAGCGATGGAAAACCAGATGTATTTTAACCAACAGAGTCAATTAGAAGCACAAAAAGCTGCTAACGAAGCTCGAAAGGCAAAAGAAGAAGCAGCGCGAAAGGTTGAGGAAGCAAAGAAAATGAAACAACAAAAACGCGTTCAAGACAAAAAGGTTATACAATCGATGATCCAAAAGGCAGGTGGAATTTCCATTAACGGAGCCTCGTATTTATCGAAATTAAACGCGAATACTTATAACTTCGATTCGATTAAAAAAGCATTGATAGCAAATATTAAAACCAAGAAAAATGCGAAAAAGGCTATTAATATCACAAAACAAAAGGAAAACGCAGCAAAACAAAATATAGTGCGTAAAAATTTAGAATTACGAAAAGGACTCAGAAGAAAAGTTCAAAGAGCACAGTTTAAAAACGATTCTAATAAAAGAAAATTATTTAATCAGATTAATAATACCAAAACCATGACCGCAAAGGAATTACAACCAAAAATAAACAAGGCGATCAAGGAATTATCATTAAACGGAAACCTAAACGAAACAGAAAATAAAAAGAAACGACAAGAAGTTAAAAAACAACTCGCTTCGTATATCTCCAAAACATACCCAAATATGTCGAAGGCTGATCGTGGAAAATATATTCAACGAGCTAACCTTACACATTGGAAAAAAGGATTTCTTACTGGAAGTCAAGGTATGGGTGCAAATCAAGCATTAGAAAGAATTAAGGGTAACATAAAGAGAAACATGAACGCTAAAAAGGCACAACAAAAACCACCTCCACCACCAAAAAATAAAAAGGCAAACCTTAAGAAGTTGGTTAATAATACCTTGAAAGGTCGCGCGGGTAAAAACGCATCTCGTCTCAAGAAAAATATCAACGAAGGAGTCTCCGAAATGACAGTCAAAACACGACTCGCACAATTAAATAAACGGACCAAGTACCAAACAAAATAAAATATTAATTTAATATAAATGACAACTTGGAATCCTTCAGACGATCAAAAATATTCAAAAGCTCAAAAAACAACATTGTTTGTTTCATGTATATGTACCTGTTTTATATTTGCTAATTCTCTCGGAACTTTGTTTCCGTGTGGAATTTCATCGTGTTTATCAACATTCGCACTTATAAAGGATAGTGGATACCTTTTTTAAATAAAAAGTAATATAAAAGAATTACTCTAACGTATACTATAAAATAATGGACATTCAACCAGTATCACAAAAAATGAAGAATTTGAGACGTTATACGGCATTTCACATGCCTTTCGAAGCCGCATTGGTATTTTTAGGTACCATGACATCTTGGTATGGAGGAATTTTTCCAATTTTACCTTTGGTAGGTTCTTCCATAATAGCTTGTTGTGGTAAATGTTGTTGTACGAGTAAAGGGGGTAAAGGGGCTGTTGTAACTTATTTAACTTTAAATTGCGTTTCATTTCTAGGTTCCGTATGGGATTTTTTTATATTGTCGCACGTTAAAACACATTGCGACGATATCGGAGATTGGGTAGAGGTGGACGAGTATTGTCACTACGTAGATGTTGCTACCGCATTTGCAATAATTTGTTTCATATTGAGAATTGTGGGTGTAATTATCGCAAGTTGTAGTGTATGCGGTCTCTTACCAGAATCAGAACCAGAAACGATAACCGAAGCACCGGTAGCGGTTACAATTTAAACATACATAAAAGAAATATTCTAATCAATAATAAAACATGCACAGAGGTTTATCATCCGTAATGGTACACTACGCACGCTCTATTAGTGATGAGAAGAAATCAAAAACTATCGTTAAGGGAAACAAATCCGGAGAATATACCGGAAGTCGTGACGACATGCGCGAAAAACTTTTGTATAAGTGTGGATTAAAACCAAAAAGTGTTTGGGACCCAAATTCAAAATCCTGGTATACGAAAGTGTATTACCCAGACGGAACTATGTATAACCCCGTATTGTTTCACGAGGGTAAAATCAATAAGAACCCGTTTTTTAAAAAATAAATGTATACTATAAGTAAATATGGTTAGTGTGAGCTTTGGAAATAAATTCAAATCCAACTTTAGTGAAGCGCAAAATAGTTACCAAATGACAATTTCGTTGATAATGATGGTTATCGTTTTATGCGCGATATCTTCTATAACAACTTTAATTATAACGAATAAATCATCGGATAGTCCAGTGAAAAAGAAAGATGAAGTTCCTGTTAAAAAGGAAGATGAAGTTGTTGTTAAAAACGCCGTTGAAGATCTTGAATCTATTAAAGATAGGATCAAACAAACAGAAAAATATCGTGAATATTACAGATCAGAAACCAATAATGGTATTACAGTTGTTGGTACGTTAATGGAACAAATGATAGATGTTATGATCGCGATTTTAAAACAACCACTCGTTAAAGAAGTTGTATCTAAACATATCACTGAAAAACAGGACGCAATTGAAATCGCGGAATATATTGAAATGTTAGGTAAGGAAGTTGTTAAGGAAGTTGAACAAACCCAACTCTTAAGGTGTGGTCGAAAAATGGTTGAAACGTGTGATACATATACATATCCGGACGGTGAAGAGATACAAGAATGTTCGATGGTGGAAGGAGACGGTGATGCACCCGTAAATAATTGCGATTATTATGTAGAAAATCATCAAGAAATTGAAAAGGGTATGGAACGTGCAATGATAAACTTATACAATAAAACTCTTTCAGTACTTGAAAAATCTGAAGAAAAGGATAAAATATATAGAATATCAAAGAATTTGGCTAAAGCTAATAGAAAACAATATATGTTATCATCTGGTATGAAAATTGATAATCAATACATGGATGATTATTTCCCAGAACAAAGTTATATGGAAAATGTTGCAATGGCGCACTATAAGTATTTGGGTAAGGAATTAAGTACAACATTAGGTGATTCTATTATTGTTAGGGAATTGACCGACGATGAGAAACCTTTCGTCCGTTATCGTACAACACCACAGAACGTCGTTCACTCCACACAGCCGCCGCCGCCACCATCACAAGACGGCGTTGCTAGTGATATACTAATTGTCGATACACCTATACAAATCGGAGAAACTGGGATACCTGCAGATGACGTGACTGTCGTCGATACACCTATACAAATCGGAGAAACTGCGATACCTGCAGATGAGAGTGCGTAATTCTACCATTCCTCTTCCACCGCTTTAAATTTATCTTTTACATCTTCGTCTCTTATGATAATATCGTAATTAGTTCTGTGTATATTATCTATCATGATTAATCTACCTTCATCCGTATCGTATAATCTTATAGATAAATAATACCTATGCGAACACGGATCTATTATAGCTGATGATAATCTCAAATTCCGGTTTAGTTTACCGATTTTGAGTCTATTTTCTTCCTCTTTTTCGTTATCATATTTAGGATCCGATAAAAAGAATTTCCTTTGATCCTTCAATAATCTATGTATTTTCGTTCTTTCATTTTCAGCATTCTTCCATGAGTTATCCGAGTTAAAATATTCACGCATATAGGTATCATTAAATGCGTATGGATTTACCTTAACAGTTTGAATTTTATTGTCAGTTTTATCAATGTCCATTGTTAACGTATTACCCATTACACCTATTCCACATCCGTTTACATTGGTTGCTATGCTCGTAACAGATATATCGATGGGGAAACGCGTTAAATTAAAAAAAAGAACAGTTGTTGGTGTCGTGTGTTTCATTTTAGATTTTCGCGTACGTTGTACTATTTTACAATTACTCAGTCTAATTATAGGATTCCAATGTACGCGTTTGGGAATACATAACCATTTATACCGAATACGTGTAGGTGAACGCGAATAATCTTTTAAAAATTCCCTCAATATTCGGGAACAGTTTTCGTATTTCGTATTTTTTTCAACGTA